GTTAATAATTATGGTTCTATGGGCACTGATAGTTTAAAAGCCGTAGGTTACGCATTAGGAAGGACATCGAACAAGGCATCGTCACACAGTGTAAGTTCTACGAAAAGCCGCACACCAACTAGCCAAAAAAGTGTGACTTCCAAGCGTAGGTAAAGCATGCACCAAAATGTGGTTTGTCGATACGAAGTGTCCACATATCGTCGAATCATTTGATAGAACCCTGAATTATGAAATAATGTTATAAATTAGTATGAGTCGTTGCGTTATTTGCCAGAAGAAGGTCGGGATACTAGGATTCGAGTGCAAGTGCCAGGGGACTTTTTGTGAAAAACATCGCATGATGGAATCTCATCAGTGTCCAACATTGCTGGTGAAATCTAACGTGGTTTTGATCAAGGTGGTTGCGGACAAGATTCAGAACAGAGTGTGATACAATCAGGATGATTGACGTTATCCTGAGTTCTCTTGGCGTATGTCGTTTGACCCTGAAACCCCAGAATGATTGTCATTTGACCCAGGCCTCTCAAAGTCTATAAATAACTTAACAGAATGATATTCAACACCAAATAAATCATAATCATCATGCAGACCTTCCAGTACTCCGCGCCCATCGCTCCTTTCGCCAATGACGGGGAGACTCCTGTGTATCGTCATGCGAACCATCTGAACGAGCTGGTGAAGACGTCTCCTCTCAGACCGACTGTCAACACCTTTCAGAAGCTCCTGTTCGCGACTTTTGATCTGCATCACTATAAGCCTGCGATCGGCTCTCGCATTCGCGCTGAGGATGGGTCGTTTGGCGAATATAAGTTCAAGACATATGGCGACGTCGATAAGATCGTACACAATCTCGCCTCTGGGATCGAACAGCTCAATTTCGCTCCCAAGATCAGCGAATATGAAGATCTGTCTCTGAGTTTCCTTGGAGTATACTCTAAGAACCGCGAGGAGTATCTGATGATCGACATGGTGTCTGCCATGTATGGGCATACCATTGTTCCTATTTACGATACTCTGGGACCCGATGCGGTTCAGTTTGTTTTCGAACAGACAAATCTGTCTACTCTGTTCTGCTCCAATGAGTATCTCCCTGCACTCCTGACGTCCGCGAAGAACAACAAGCTCGGTAAGGTGAAGAACATTGTGGTGTGGGACACATTGGGTGCTGGAGCAGCGGAAGTGTTTGAAGATGCGGGTATCAATCTGGTGACTTTCGCAAACGTCTGCAAGATTGGAGAAAATCGTCGTGCCCATCTTCCGGAAGTTTCGCCAGAAGACGTGATGGTGTTTTCATATACCTCTGGCACGACATCTACACCCAAGGCGGCAATGCTGACTCACCGCAACTTCATCGCCGCACTTGCCGGTGTGGATGCTGGTAGTGACGAGACTGTTAAATTTACAAGCAGCGATGTTCATCTTTCATATCTCCCACTGGCGCACATTTACGACCGCCTTGCCTGCTCATACATGCTGGCGGTCGGTGGTCGCATCGGATTTTACAGCGGAGACATCACCAAGATCAAGGAGGACATCCAGGCGCTCAAGCCCACATTCTTTGCGTCCGTGCCTCGTCTCTACAACAAGATCTACGACGGTATCGTGGACGGTATGAACAAGCAAAAAGGCGTCAAGAAGATGCTGGTCGACTGGGCGACGAGTTCTAAGCTCGAGAACCTCAAACACTCGAAGTTTACCCACCGTATCTTTGACGCCCTGGTCTTCAACAAGATTCGCAACGCATTTGGAGGAAACCTGCGCTTCATGTCCACCGCGGCAGCTCCCATCGCCGGCAACCGACTCTCTCTCCTGAAGATCTCCATGAGCTGCCCCATCGCCGAAGTCTATGGCCAGACCGAGTCATGTGGTGCCTCTTTCATGACCAATACGCTGGACACCAAGACCGGACACGTGGGAGGTATCTCCCCTGCCGCCGAGTTCAAGCTCGTTGATATTCCCGAGATGAATTACACCTCGAAGGATGTTGATGAGGATGGCAACCTACGCCCTCGCGGTGAGATTTGCCTGCGTGGCCCAATGATATTCAGGGGATACTACAAGGACCCCGAGAAGACTGCCGAGGCAATCGACGCCGATGGCTGGCTTCACACAGGAGATGTGGGCGTGATAGATTTTACCGGGCGCCTCACGATCATCGACCGCAAGAAGAACATCTTCAAGCTCTCTCAGGGAGAGTATGTTGCGGTAGAGAAAGTAGAGACGGTGCTTCTGCGGAGCAAGCTCATCGAGGAAATTATCGTATACGGCGACTCCCTCGAGTCATATGTCGTCGCTGCCGTGGTGCCAAACAAGAACGTCACTTCTGATCCCGCGGAGATCCTCAAGGAGATCAAGGCTCTGGGCAAGGCGGAGGGTCTCAAGGGATTTGAGGTTCCTCAGAAAATTCACGTGAGCGACCAGACATTCGGAGAGCTCGGACTTCTCACGGCAACGATGAAGGTCAAACGCATCGAAGCTAAGACTCATTTCAAGAACACTTTTGATAACTTGTATGCAAACTAATGATATGCAAAATGTAGTGATGTAATAACTTATGAAAAAAAATAAAATGATACGATAAGTAAAGCTTACTATGCCGGGAGCCATAAGTCAGCTCGTAAGTTACGGCGCTCAGGACGTATATCTCACAGGAAATCCTCAGATCACATTTTTTAAATCCGTATACCGTCGCTACACCAACTTTGCGATGGAAAGTATTCAACAAACATATGATGGAGATACTGATTTTGGTAAATTCCCTACCGTGACCATTTCTCGCAACGGTGATCTCGCCGGACCAATCTGGATCGAGGTCACTCTTCCGAGTCTTCTGGGATACGACATTACCCCAACCCCGCCGATCACTATGGGATCTGCGACGCTCGTCAACACTACCAATGTAGCTGCACTGAGCAACGTGTTCACGGACGCATCCGGTAACTACTGGCAGTCCAATAATGCAGGAGTATATTCCAACCTTATTGCGGCGTACAGCAATGTGAATGGTTCTTACTACAATAATACGTCATTGGCCGAGAGTGCCAATATATACACTTGGCCCTACATGAACTTCACTGCCAACGTTGGCAATGCCGGTATTGCCAATGTGAGCATCCCCACGTCCAACCTGCGTTATGTCAACGGCATCGGACTCGCATTGTTCAATTCCATAGAGCTCCAGCTGGGTGGTCAGCGGATTGACAAGCACTACTCGAACTGGTGGGACGTGTGGACCGAGCTCACCGAGACATCCGAGAAATTATCCGGATACAACAAGATGGTCGGGAGATATGATCCTACGTATTACAAGAGCAATTGGGATCGTTCCATGGCTGCCGGAGGAACCTACTACGTCCCGATGAAATTCTGCTACAACAGGAACCCCGGTCTGTATATGCCTCTGGTCGCTCTTCCATACCACGAACTCAAGATGAACTTCGACATCAACACGTATTTGAATTGCGTGAAGTGCAATTATCCCGTCACGAGTTTGACATCTAAGAACGGCGCCACCCCATTGTCCATAACCAACATGAAGTTATACTGCGACTACGTGTTCCTAGACGCCCCTGAGCGTATCAGAATGTCAGAAATCCAGCACGAGTATCTGGTAACTCAACTGCAGTGGCAGGGATCGGAACCTGTGACTTCTCCGACCGCCCCATCTGGAACCCAGAATCGCAAGTTCACGCTGAACTTCAACCACCCGGTCCGCGAGCTTGTTTTTGTTTATCAGGCGGCCAGCACTTATGACTCCGACCCGGTGAACGGTAACGATATTTTCAACTACGAGATCCCGCAACCAGTCGGAAATGGTACCGAGGTGTTCGAAGAAGTCAAACTGATTATCAACGGTAGCGATCGTTTCACGGCGAGACCCGGAGCCTACTTCAGACTCGTGCAGCCATACGAGCATCACGTCCGGGTTCCCGATAAGTCCGTATACGTGTATTCTTTCGCTCTAGAGGACGCAGATTCCAAACAGCCGAATGGCTCTTCAAACTTCACACGTTTCGATTCCGCTCAGCTTCAGGTCGTGCTGAACGCGAGCCTTCCTAGCGGACGTGTTCAAATATATGCCCCCAATTTTAATATTCTTCGCATCTCGAGCGGTATGGGGGGCCTTGCATTCGCCAATTAAACACTTTTCCATGTGCGATCATAAGCAGACTTGCGAGATTTTCCGTCAATTGCTGGCCCAATCGATTTTCGAGATGCTTTACCATATCCTATATGCTTCAAATACTTTGCAGCATCTACTTGACTATCGTGCAATAGCTCATACACACCATCAATATACGACACACATCTCATTCGTCCAGATTGTGCCTCATCGTAACAACCATTATCATGAGCATCTCTGATATTATCAGTTTGAGTTCCAAGACGTAACATATGAGGTCTAAAATCTTTCTTATCATCATTTTTGTGAAGGACATTCTCATTTGACTTTTTCGCGGCCCATTCGTCTGGGAAAAATGTCATGAATGATAAGATATGGCAATATTGATTTTTTTTATTTATGTTAATTGTAGGATATCCCTTTTCTGTTAATCCTAATCGTTCACCAGAAAGCACATTTTCCGCTTGTTTGGTTATAAATTTTATACGATTCATATCTGATATCAACCAATTCTTTGTATCTGGAATTGGCTTCCAAGTTTCACCAGGAAGATCTGAATATTCTTTGAATGCGAATCCAAACATTTTCTTCTTAAGATAATTCTCAATAGAGCCTTTTGTATATTCACGGCCGAATGGATTTTTTTCATATTTGAGATATTCTATCCATTCGTTGATGGTCTTTTCAATTCCGTCTCTCACCACAATGAGTGCATCCTTATTAACTCCAGGACGCTCTTGATTTTTACTTTGTTCAGATTTAGTCGCCCATTGGATATTATAGATATTATCATCGTCTGGATTTCTATCAAGATGATCTGCCGTATGTTCCGGAGATGGCGGAGGGCCTATGAACGTAGATGCAATGGCTCGAGAAATTGATATATTATATCGTGTTCCTTCATCATCATAAATACACACAAAATTGTATTTTCCATTCTTGATATTTTGTAATACTTGTCCTGTTTTTCTATTTCTGACCAATCCAAAATGATATAGCGTATATTTGTCAAAAATTTTGAGAGTTCCGTCGTCTGAATAAATTTGAAGAGTGGCTTTCATTATTTATATTTGACAACATCACTTTATTTATATCCAGGTTTGACGATATGGGAGGCCTTGCTTTCGCCAACTAAACTTGTTTCGATTATCAATGATTTCTTTTTACATCATTTGCTCATTCAGAAGAACATCATATACATAAAATTGTCTTCCCACGGCGATTCTGGCGTTTCCGGTGTTTGTATATCTATGTTTGATTGGTCCATCGTCGATGTTGGGCTTGAAGATGTCTTCCGATATTTCGTTTCAATGATACATGTATCAATCGTCAGGACGTAGAGTATGTGGTCATTTATCAACCCAGTGCCGAGCACTGCGGGTATCTTCAAGGATAGCTTCACGTTTCTGTGTTCTGCCAGGGGGCTTGTTTCTTGTTTCTTGTCTATCCAGTTGGAGTCTTTCGTTGACAGCATCATCATAGTCATATTTTTTCTCGCGAGCATGAAGTATGTACAAGTATCCGTGAAACCCGGCCAATACACGCGAATTTGAGTGCACGTGAGATCATTGCACGTCATACAGAGTCAGCAACCGGCCAGAGGCATTTCGATGATTTTTTATGTTTGTAAAAATTGAAAATACATATCGTCATACTATGCCTACATTTATAGAACTATAGAGACCTGGGTCAAATGACACTGTGTTCACGAAACATTTTGTTGATCATCATTACTTAGTTTGTCGATACGAAAACATATCCATATCGACAAACATATAAGACAAGATTTTACTTACTAATCAACGTAGCGGTGAAACCAGTATCAACGCCGCCGATGATAGTCTGAGCGTTACCCATAGTCTGAGCAACTGATACCGTGATAGAATCCGTGTTGGATAATTGCACGATGTAAGAACCAGACGTTATGTAATTCTGCGACGCACCGGTGGCGGGAGTCTGAACGAGTGTTTTATGTCTGACACCATTTTTGAGCAAATGAAGCTGCATTTGCCCGGCAGCAACCGTGGACCCCCAAGAGCAAGAAGCATCGACGTGGTAATATCCAGCCACGCCTGGTGTATATGCTCTAGTAGCCAAGCTGAACCCAGAAACCGTGTCGTAAACGACGTTCGAATACAGAGGAGTAGTGTTACCAATGGTGTTTATCGTCTGAGTTGCAAAGTTTCCAAAGAATACGGACACCGAAGGGCCGTTGGGAATACCTGTCAGCAGTGCTCCGTTACCGCGGAAGAAGGATGCTGCGACATTACCTGTGACGTTCACCTGCCCGGCTACGGTGATATTTCCGGGAGCTGTCACGTTACCTCTGATATCTACGTTACCGGTCGACGGAAGCCCGGATGTGAACCCACTGCCCAGACCAACGATGTTCAGGAAAGTTCCTGAATCGGCACGTATCTGTTCAGCACCACCTGAGGTGAGACCGTTTGACGTTCTCAGGCGATAATCAGTGGTCGTAGAAGGAGTTAATATGATATCGAGAAGTGGTCCAGGAGCATTAGTAGCTGATGACGTTGGTGCGCTTGTTGTTGCCTCCGGACCAATTT